TCTTCAATGAGGGTGTCATCAAATGTTTTATCTATATATTTAATTAGGTTTGTCTTGCCAATGTAGCTTTTAATTCTGGAATGCACCCCAACAGTCTTCTCGACCATTTTATAAATATCCTCATTCCAATATAGGTCGAGCTTCATGCACATTCTACGCATGGCCTCCATATCGTCACCGAGAATATTTCTGTACTGTTCATACATTTCATCAACACATTCGCCGCATATTGGCAAATAGCCTGTTCCACGGTATAATGGACTATGGCTAACAGGGAAGTACCCCTTTTTCCTGCTATATGATGTGCCGCATCTACAACAGTAAAATTTTTGAGTGCCCATAGGCTCAACTTGACTTGGAGCTGTTTTTTCAAGCTTTTTTCTGCGGGGAGCATCTGCCATCAGTTAAGCCCCCTTTTCTCATTGTCTTCCCATATCTTTACGGCTAACCGCATTTTCTTAAATGGATAAAACCGTGGAATCCAATGCGAAGGAACAATTACCGTTTCTCCAGTTTGTGGATTTGGGCAACTACGTTGTTTGCGCTCCAAGATATCAAAGCACCCAAAATCATGAATCGACACTGTGTTCCCATTACGCAAATTATCAAGAATGATTTGGCAGAAATCGTCAACTATATTCGTTGCCGCCTTCTTTGTATAATGGTGCTTATCAACAAGCTGTTGAATTAAATCTGCTCTCTTTATATCCATCCCTTTATCCCGTCCTTTCTAATCAAAGGTCAGCAATAGACTTTTGTGCGTCAGTTTTTATATTTCCGTTCTCGTCAAAGAACTGGGATATCTGTTCCTCTGCGCTAATGTCCTTATAGACCTTTACCATATCGCTTGACTCCCAGCCGACAATTTCCTGGATGACATTGTCAGGCAAGCCAAGCTTAGAAAGGTGCGTAGTAAAATAGTGTCGTAAACTATGCCAATAAAAATCCTCGCCCGTCATCCGGCTAAATGTGTTTGCCCAGCTATTAAGCGTAGTATCACTCATTTGCTGTTCTGCATTGTCAGATGCAGGGAGAAGCCATTCACTTTCGATATGCTTCCGTTCACGTTCTGCCATCCAGGCATCAAAGTATGGTTTAAACTTCTTTGCTAAAGTATAACAATATATGTATTTCCCAAGACCGAACCCTTTTGTCTGAATTGGTTCGCTTGTTTTATAAAGGGCGCCGCCACAAACAAGGTTATCATCTTTGAAATCGTCAACTCGAAATCTGCACAACTCCGCTTTTCTGCGTCCACTACACATAGCAAGAGCAAGAGCGCAAGCCTTTTTATACTGCCCCATTGCCGTTAGTTCATCCAGAAGATTGTCCAGCGCATCGTCCTCCCATACAGTTTTCTTGCGAACCTGTTGCATGGCCGGATTCTCTATCTTTCTAACAGATGAGCGGAAATCTTTGAACTCCTCCTCATCGTCGAGAATCGCTTCAACGTAATTCGACAATGAAGATATGGCAGACTTTAATCTGCGCACGCGGGCAGGAGAGTTGCCGTTTTCATTGATTAGCCAATGTTGATATGACGCATAATCTCTCTTGGAAATCTTGGGGAAAAACTTGTTCCCATTGTGCTGTAAATTCCATACCCAGAAAATATCGAGGTCATTAGAATACCCTGCGATTGTTTTCGGACTACGCTGTACCGACTGAAGATACGAAATGAAGTCATCTTTTAACCTCATATTTTCTGGATTAACTTGACACAGAAGCTCAGGGCTTGTGATGTCATTTTGCTTAGTTTTTCTTGGCATCAAAGCCACCTCACTTTCTTTTTTTTTGGTTGCGGAGCTCGGATTTGAACCGAGGTCTTCGCCTTATGAGGGCGACAAGGAAACCGCTCCTCTACTCCGCAATATGGCTCCCCATGTTGGACTTGAACCAACGGCGCCCTGGTTAACAGCCAGGTGCTCTACCAACTGAGCTAAAGGGGAATATAGAAAGGGCCACCCATACAGGTGACCCTTATGTTATTGAAGGGGAATTCCGTATGCACAACGAATGCCGGACTCATCACAAACACAGACCATCTGTTCTGCTCTTCCAACAATTCGCTTTTGAACGCAGTAATCATCCATTCCAAGGAAACTACCAGCCATGACCGTTTTAACGCCCTGGACTTCATCTGTCTTATTGTGATGAAGGTGCCCAGATAAAACAGCATATACCGGCCTACCGGCCATAGCCTGCAAAGATTGAACCTTTCCGGATGACCCATCAAAATCACCATGAACGCCACAGTACGTTTTTCCACGCACATCAATCAGATAAATTGTGTGGTCAATCTTTTCTCCGCCACCAATGACAATATTGTCAAAGTTCTGGAGACGGGCAGACAAATACCATTCCACAAGGTCATCTAGTCGTTCACTAATAAGAGCTCTATCCTTGTTCGCCTCAATCCTGCTATGATTTCCTGCCACACTGACAAAAACAACTTGGCGGAAATGCTTACTTAATTCTGCAAGGAACTCAGCGATGAGCTCTGACACACCTTTAATCTGCTCGATAACATTTTCTTTGTTAGTTACGGCAATGGACTGGTGTATGTTACCGCTAATCTCGTCTCCATTTGCCCATACGATACAGTTTTCACTTTTGTGGGTTTCTCCAATAGAGATGATGCGGTCAAGATATTTGCACATCATATCTCGGCAAACATCAGAGTTATATGTATTCCAATAGTTTTGGACGTTTGCTCCGTAATGGATATCGTTTAAGCTAACCAACAAATCATTGTCGGAACACGGGGTATCTGAGCGGACATATTGAAGAGAGGGGAGATTCCCAGAGCGCACGGCATCAACAAGAATCTCGTTTAACTCTTCTTGCCTGGAACGCTCTCGGAGCAATTTGTTATACGCATTACGTTGGTCAAAAAACTTCTGCCGCTCCTTTTGAAGCTCAATGCGCTTGCTGTCCAATAATGAAATCATGTCCTCATCTTGGATTTCCGCCTCGCCATCTCGCTCAATGGCTTCAATAATTGCCTTCATCCCATACATGCGCTTTCTGACTTCACTGGCATTAAAACAGTTACCATCACCAAATAGCCGCTCACTAAGTTCTTCGTAATCATCGTCAATGGTGTGGTCAACAAGCTTGCCTATCACGATGTCACGCATTTCTTTATAGCTTGCTGTATTGGTAATAGCTTACACGTCCTTTCCATCGGGGCGAGAGACATCATTTCCCCTCAGCTTATTTAGATAACGCATGGGCCCGGCATTCTCGACCATGTAATAATGCCCCCGCTTAGAATCATGTTTCATCGTTCTAACGATGTGAACATTGGGGAATTTCTCCCGAATAGCGTTTTTCTCGTCTTTAGTAATAGCAATCATTTTTATCATCCCTTTATTTCAAAAAATAGTTTTATATATATACATCCTTTACTACACTACATCAAACCCCCTATAAATCGTTGTGCCACAATGATTTAAGGGGGTTCATTTTTGTCAACATAATTAACTTTTCATGGCATTTCTTTTCCGCATTACCGAGTCAACTTTTTGCTTTGTATGTAATTCTATTGCACAACTTTGGCAATACTTTTGCTTTCTTCCTCTGGATGGCTCTTGGCATTTAACCGTCAAGCCGCAGTTGACACAATCGAAGTACGGGCCGCCATAATACTTTAAATACTGATATCCAAGATTGCGAAAATCCTGGATATGAATTGCCGTAGAACCTGGTTCCATGAAAGTCACCTGGACATTCAAGTTATCAATCTTCTTAGAAAACTTAATCATGCCGGCATCTCTGATTCCTGCAAACATGGCGCTCTGTCTTTTGATAGAAGTATTGATATTTGCCATCTGCATAATCTCTCGGTCAGGCGTATTGACCCAGTGGTTATTCTGTTCTGATACCAAGTCCCAGTATTTAGCGACACACAATAATGTAAATGCGAGCCGACGGATTTGCTTTCCTTCGAGTGTTTCTATCTTTCGCATTTCCGCATCTGTAATATCTATACCATCAATACGAATTAGCGGATACCGGTCTGCGTTTTTGGCGACCTTATCAAGCACGTCAGACCAATGCACCAAGGATGCTTGCGGGTCACACTGGAGCATAAACTCATCCAGTAGCCTACGGACTTCTCTCTTACTATACTTATTCGACAAATAGTATTTTGAAACCCGGTTGAGCGTTTCGATTGGTTTCTTACCAAGCTCGTGATTTTGGATGGCACGCTCCGCCCACTCATACTCATTGAGGACTATACTCATTCGTCTCCTCCAATCTGTTCTTGTTTTACTGAGAACCTATTGCCGCAATAAACAATGTCGCCTTCTGGGTCTAGCGTCGGATAAGAGAGGGTTCCATCATTACGATTGAGCAGGTTCTGAATAATTTCCTCTCCGCACATCTCCCATGCAAAACGCTTTGTAGAACTGCGCTGGTAACAAATATCCAAGACAATGTCACAGAGCGCAAATCTGTTCGGGCAAACCTTTGAGCACTCCTGGACGAAATCCTCTCTCATCTCCATCATCCTTGTGAAAGTATCGTACTCATCGACTCTTTCATAGTTTGCAAATACAGCGTAATTACGAAGTCTGCGATTATAGTTCTCATACAACTTTGTAATTGCATTAAGCTGAGACCGGCTGTACTCGGTCCCACTTTTCATGATGTTGTAATCAAATTGGTTCTCAGAGTTATGTCGGCCAAGATATCCATCAAACTCTTTCTCAAACCTGCGGCAAATCCTGTTCATGACACAGTTATGAATTCCAACCGGCATCCTGCTTTTGTAATACCGTAGGAAATCTCTCTGCCGCTCCGTTTGCTGAGAGCGTGGAATTGCTGACAGTTCATCAATAGTCATCTGGAATTCACGCATCGCATTTTTGTTTGTGTTCTTTATGTATGTGTTATACTGTTTCATAAGCGCTGGGTAGATGATGCGCATAAAGTATGGCTTCTTATCAGCAACAAGAGAGAGGTAAAAACGCCGCTTTTCCGGGCCTTCAATCATATTCACGCTGTGTCTATCATGCCATTCTCTTGGCATGGGCTTCGCTATAATACCCTTTGCCTTGTCAATAGCGTTCTGCTGGAAGAGTTGCCCACACTTGATTCTATAATCAAGCTCCTGATACTCCTTGCTTCCCTTTTCAAATTGGGACTGAACATCAAACATTGATGTAATCCAGTTCGTTGTCTTACCAATATCGTCTCCAAAGCTGTCGATATTTGATTGTACTGCGTCCGCCTCGGTGACGATTTTCTTTTTGGCCTTCCGCTGTACGCACATCAACGCCGGAAGAACCTTGAGCTTATTTACAAGAATGTCGTTGTCCGTCAGCATGACCAGGTCGCCGTCCTTATCCATACCATTGAGCGCATGTGCGGCAGTATCCCAAGAATTGAATAGGGTACAGGTGGTCATATGCTGATACCAATATTTTGCCTCTGCACTCCGATTTGGATGTACAAGGCGAATATTGTTGTGACATGTCATGGGAGCCCGGAAACACGCAAGTCTATCTGCACCTTGCTTACACCAATATCCGTTATAGATTTCGCCGGCTTTCAATATGCCGGTGACTTCAAGCCCGAAGATATGCTGACAGAGGGAGTATGGGTCACCACACACGATGGAGTAGTTCCCGTGAACCTTTAGAACGCCGACCTTTGCCTCGTTGATTCGGTTCTTAATCATCTGATAAATGGAGCTTTGGATATACGGGTCGTTTATCATGGCGGGTTCAATCATAAGTGCTTTGACGTAGTCGTTGTCAAGGTGGTGTACGTTCTTCTCATTTAGCCCGGAACCCTTCAAAAACAAGATGGACTTCGCTGTGTCCGCATACAGAACGTCTTTGATTTCATCCATTGTCGGCTTGATAAGCTCTTCGATATCGTTATCATCCAAATCATAACTCTGGATGAACTGGTAGTTTAACGTTCGCTCCGATTCCAGTTCCTTTGGGCATGTCTTGGCAACGCCAAAAGTATACCCATTCTTAAGGCAGTTCTCCACATAAGCGTCACAGCTTTCATATGAGTCCCAGAGCTTGAGCATGGACGTTGTAAGAACCAGCTCCACATTGCGAATGTCTATCTCATTACCCCATGCATCGTTGACTATGTATGTACCAGCAATCTTCTCTGCAAAATCCAAAAAGTCAAACGTGAACACCATACCCTTTTCCCACGAAAATCTTGTGTTCACCCCGCTGACAACATAATCGAGTCCAAGCTCAGAGCTCCACCTCGCGGCAAGCTCTGGTGACATCAATCCATATCCATCTGATTCATTGAGTTCAACCGGCACCTGTTTTCTTTCTTCCATGACTGGCTC